GGAACTGCTCCTCCAACTGGTGGACAATTTAATCAAGGTGACATTGTTTGGAACAGCGCACCAGCACAAAGAGGCCATATTGGTTGGGTCTGCGTAAGAGCTGGCAATCCTGGTAACTGGGCACCATTCGGCGACATTAGGTAGTAACTGTGATTGCCTATTGCATAGGTAATGGTGAAAGCCGAAGATTCTTAAACCTTCCTAAACTTACAGAACACAAAACAGTAATAGGCTGTAATGCTTTGCATAGAGATCTTGATGTAGATCATTTAATATGCTGCGACAGACGTATGGTTGACGAAGCAGTTAAAAGTAACAATACTAAACAAACTAAAATATATGTAAGAGATAATTGGTATAGATATTTTAGAAAAATTAAAAAAGATAAAAGAATAAACCAACTTCCGGAACTACCTTACACCGGTGAAAAGAAAATTGATCAATCTGAACATTGGGGTAGCGGAACATTTGCATTATTAGTTGCATCTATGCTTGAAGACATAAAAGAAGTAAGATTGGTCGGGTTTGATCTTTATAGTAATAACGGTAAAGTAAATAATTTGTATAAAAATACACAACACTATGCTACAAAAGATGCTAAACCTGTTGATCATAGTTATTGGGTATATCAAGCACAAAAAGTATTTGTACATTTTCCAAACGTTCAGTACACAATTATTAATTCGAAAGATTGGCAACTTCCTAAACAATGGAAATTACCCAATGTTCAAAATCAACTCTTGACACAAGCCTAAATATATCGTATAATTACTTTTATGTTTAACACAGGTCTTGGCGTCAACCCTACTAATTCTGCCGCCATTATTAAAGTATAGGAGATAATAATGGGAAAACATTACAGTACAAAACACTACGGACACAACATTGGTCTATCGGCAGTATTTCGTCAGCCTAACGCTGATCATTCACACTGTCATCTACTACACGGTTACAGTCTAGCATTTACATTTACATTTGGCTGTGACGAACTAGACAATAAGAACTGGGCAGTAGACTTTGGAGGACTTAAACCTTTGAAGGCTTGGCTTGAAGATAGTTTCGATCATAAACTTTGTTTAGATGTAGATGATCCACACGTTGATAAATTTAGAGAACTACAAGATTTAGATCTTGCAGAAATTAGATTCTTTGAAGGTGTAGGTGCAGAGAAATTTGCGGAACACGCATTTAAGTTTGCTGACAAACTTATTAGAGAAGCAACAAACAATCGTTGCTATTGTGTACGAGTAGAGTGTGCAGAACACGGAGCCAACTCAGCAATTTACGAAGGTTAAAAAATGAAAAACTATGTTGTATGCCTAAAGTGGGGCGACAAGTATAGTGCGGATTATGTTAATGTGTTAGCCAACATGGTTGCACGAAATACTACTGTTCCGTATGAATTTGTTTGTTTCACGGACAATTCAAATGGCATTCAACAAGGAGTAAGAGTTTTATCATTACCTAAACTTCCTGTTCAAGGTTGGTGGTATAAACCTTACTTTTTTAATCCAGAGTTACCTATCAATGGTAACATTCTTTATTTTGATCTTGATGTTATTATTTTTAATAACATTGATAATCTGTTTACATACAACGAAGATAAGTTTTGTATTATTCGTGACTTCAATAGACATCTTAGAGCGGACTGGAAGAAGATGAACTCCAGTGTGTTTAGATTTAAAAGTGGCACACAAACTCATGTATGGACTACATTTGTAGAACAGCAATTTGTTGCTACAAAAAGAATGCACGGAGATCAAGATTGGATCTACAGTCAGATAAGAAATGACTGGTGCTTCTGGCCAGAAGAATGGATACAAAGTTACAAATGGGAAATGCGAGGCAAACCCGAAATGACAAGAATTAACGGAGTACGTAATTTTACTATTCCCGGAGAACCTAAAATTAAACCAGAAACAAGTGTTGCTGTGTTTCACGGTGAGCCACATCCACATAATTGTGTAGATCAGTGGTGCAAGGACAACTGGAAATGAGACACTTTATATTTGATGTTGACGGAACAATTACCCCCAGTAGACAGACAATAAACAAAGACTTTAAAAAGTTTTTTAATCATTTTTGTAGAAAGCATAGAGTATCTTTAGTTACAGGCAGTGATAAACCTAAAACAATAGAACAAATAGGCGAAGATACATATAATCTATGTCATACAGTTTATAACTGTAATGGGTCTGATGTCTGGCAAAGTAGAAAAAACATTTATTCAGATGATTGGGTATTATCAAAAGATGTAGAAGAATGGTTATCTGGATTTCTTGTAGAGAGTAAATTTGTGCTACGAACTGGATTACATTTTGAACATCGCACCGGTATGTGTAATTTTAGTATTGTAGGACGTAATGCAACGTTGGGCGAACGTATGCTATATGCTAAATTTGACAAAGAACATAACGAGCGTAATCGCATTGCCGAAATGCTTAATGTAAGATTTCCATATGTTAATGCAAAAGTAGGTGGCGAAACAGGTATTGACATTTCAAAAAAGCACAGCGATAAATCACAGATTTTAAAATATTTTGATGAAAGAGAAGAGTTGTACTTTTTTGGAGATGCAATGCATAAAGAAGGCAACGACTATCCATTAAAAAAAGTAATACTTGACAAAGACAGAGGTTTTTGTTATACTATAAAAGACTATAAAGAAACTTGGGATTTATTAAAAAAATATGATTAAACGTATAGGCTTTGCCTGCAAATATATGCACCCAGACCAAACGCAGAAAAAGAAACTGCTTGAGGAAATTCAACGTCCTTTTAATACACGTTCAACAACTGTTGCGTGGCTTAATAGGCAAACTAAAGAAGTTGCAGAAGAACGTCTATGGGATATTATGGTACACAACATCAAGTCGTTTGAGAACTTGATTAGATATGTAGGAGGACTACCAAATGAATTACGAATGGTTAGACTTGGCAGTGATGTCCTTCCTGTATACACTGAGCCTACTTGGTGCTATTACTGGAAACTACCTGATGTGGTCAAGTATTGCGAACAGCATTTCGCAAGGGTCGGCGAAGTTGCAAGGGAACTTGATGTACGGTTGTCTATGCATCCTGGTCAGTTTACTGTGTTGGCATCTGACAACCCTGATATAGTAAATAGAAGTATAGAGGAGTTTGAATATCATGTCGACGTCATTCGGTGGATGGGTTATGGCAAAAATTGGCAGGACTTCAAGTGTAACGTCCACATCTCCGGTAGACAAGGTCCAGCCGGTATCATCAACGTCCTTCCAAGACTGTCTCCAGAAGCACGAAACTGTATTACTATTGAAAACGACGAAATGTCGTGGGGTATCGACGCAAGCCTCGAACTTGTCGACCACGTCGCACTCGTGCTTGACATACACCATCACTGGGTCAATAGTGGAGAATACATTTACCCCACCGACGATAGATTTAGTCGCATAGTAGATAGTTGGCGTGGTGTGCGTCCTGTAATCCACTACTCAGTATCACGTGAAGATTTGCTTGTAGACTTTGATACTAATAGAAAACCTACTATGGATATGTTGTTAGTTGAAGGTTATAAAAAGCAAAAACTAAGAGCACACTCTAATTTCATGTGGAACAATGCTGTTAACGACTGGGCATTAGAGTTTTTAGATTATGCCGACATCATGGTAGAAAGCAAAGCAAAGAACCTTGCCAGCCAAAAACTATACAAATACTGGCTAAATACTGTATGCGATTTAAACAATTCAAAAGTTGTGAAAGAACCCGCTCAAGAACTTGTCAGTGCGAAAGCCTGAAAAGAATCGTTGAAGCCGAGCAATCAGTTATTGCTGTATGTGACTTAGTCCATTCAGACACTGTAAAAGGCACAATTCTATTCATGCAAAGGCCAGGCACTGCTACTCTTATAAAGGGTAGAATAACTGGTTTAAGTGAAGGACTTCATGGATTTCACGTTCATGAATTTGGGGACCTATCCAACGGTTGTGAAAGTGCTGGTGGCCATTACAACCCTGATAGTGTGGAGCATGGCGATCTCGAAAACGGCCATGTTGGTGATTTGGGCAACGTTCAAGCAAACTCAGACGGGGTCGCTGAGTTCACAATCAAAGCAGACCGCATAGATTTAATAGGCGAAAGAAGCATTGTAGGCAGAGCATTAGTAATACATGAGAATGAAGACGATCTTGGCAAAGGCGGAGATGCAGAATCGCTCAAAACCGGAAACGCAGGTGATAGACTCGCTTGTGGGGTAATTACACTTACCAAAGGAGAATAAAGTGTTTAATTGGATTAAAAATATTTTTGGTACAGAAACAGATAAGACGTTAAAACTTTCTGATCATGTAGCAAAGAAAAAACCATTGTTACTTGTCCCTTCAAAGGCTGAACTTAGTAAACTTACTAAAGTGAAGTTAGAAGAAAAAGGCAGAGAACATGGCATTGAACTTGATCGCAGACTTGCTAAAGACAAGTTAGTGAACGAGTTACATAAGCATATGAAGTCGCTTAACAAATAAAAAAGGAGAGTAATATGTTAGATAAATTTAAAGGTTGGGTATCAAAACGTTTCACAGAAAGAACATCTTGGGACGGTGCGGCACTAATTGCATTAGGCATTGTCGTATTGATTGCTAAACCATTAGCAGGCATTCTTGCATATGCGGCAATCGCATATGGTGCTTGGACTATTTGGAAGTCAGAATAATTATAGTTGATCTATAGTTACTAATCTATCAACTGTTGTGTTCAATTTGCGTCTTTGTTCGACGCCTTTCTTTTGTGCAAATCGTTTAGGGTCGCATTTTGGACACACATGGTTGTAGGCATTATCTAAACGCTTAGAATCTACTTTTCCTTTGTCACGCTTAAATTCTTCGTGACAATCATCACATTCAAATATTGCTATAGTCTTTACACGTTTATAGGGGTGGGGTTTGCCCTTCTTAGACTTCCTAACGTACCACTTCACTTCTTGTTCAGTTCTTACAAACATACTTTTATTTACCTGATTACATTCGGATTACAGAAAATATAATAAATACATAGGAGAAGAGATATGTCGGATGTAGTAAAACTAACACCAAATGCTGTAGAACATATGAACTCTATGCTTAAAGAACACAAAAAAAGCATAGTACGTTTAAGTTTAAAAGGTGGAGGGTGTGCTGGATTCAAATATGACTGGACTTTAGACGATAGCAAAGACTTTGATGATGAAGTTATTAAACTTGACAATGGTGAATTTGCAATGGACTCTGCCAGTATAATGTATTTGATAGGTAGCACAATAGATTATAAAAAAGAAGTGTTCGGATCATATTTCACAATAGAAAACCCTGCTTCAACGTCAAGTTGTGGTTGTGGTGAGTCAATAGGATTTTAGGGGTAATATATGCCAAAAAAAGTTATTAATATCGGTGTTGAAGGTAATGACGCAACCGGCGATAGTATAAGAGATGCGTTTGGTAAAACTAATGAGAACTTTTCCGAACTGTATGCAGTATTTGGACAAGGTGGTACTATTCGTTTTACAGCATTATCAGACACACCGGACACATTAGGCTCAAACAAGATTCCAGTTTCGAACGACAGTGGTTCGGATCTATTAATGAAAGATGTAGTTGGTGGTCCAGGTATCTTAATTGATAACACAGATCCAAATCAACTTGTTATTACAAACAGTGGTGGTAAAATTAATCAAGACTTACAACCAGAACTTGGCGGCTTTTTAGATGGTTCAACAAACTACACTCTTGGTAATATTGGTCCTATTAATGATGCATCAGCAACAGCATTTAATACAACTCACAGTACACAAATTCAAGTACACGATCTTGTTCCTGATAAGAAATATAATGATGTAAGTTACCAACAAAGATTTACTGCAAACAGAATGAGATCAGAGCCAGCAGATGCTACTGAGTATACATTAACCATTGGAAGTTTTATTAGCAATAACTTAATTGTTGCGGGTCATGGTTACGATCATAATATTAACGGAACACCTTTTAAATATCAAGTAAGTGGTGGAGCCGCGGCGGCAGAGTTAACAAACAATCAAACTTATTATGTTAGATTTGTAAATGCAAATCAACTTAGTTTACACAACTCACCTGCAGATGCTATTGCTGGTACAAATAAAATTTCTGCTAACCAAGGTGCGGCAGGTAACCCAGGTGGTACACATACAATTATTGACGGTGACTACAATTCAGCATTGTACGGAACTTATCTAAGTACAGAAGCATTACCAAGAAGTGCTACAGTACGTAGACAAGGTGATGACATGACAGGTCCACTTTACCTACATGACCACCCAGGTAACTTAGCAGGCAGTGGTACACCTAATGATGTTGATGACTTACAAGCGGCTTCAAAATTTTATGTAGACAATTCAAGTTTTACAAGTATTGTAGATTTATATGTTAGAACAAATGGTGACGACACACAAGAATTTTCACCAGTAGGTAAAGAAGGACGTAGTTTACAATTTGCTTATAAAACAATTGGTAAGGCTTGTGAAAAAGCAGAAGAACTAATTAGAACTGCACCACTTGAGCCAGGTGCATACGTACAAACAGTAACGTACAACGATGGCGCGGCAAGCAGTGTTATTAATTCTTTAGGAATTACATCTGTACACACAGACGGTATTCCGGCGGCGGCACTATTACGTGCTAACAAAGCATTTATTCAAAAAGAAATTGTTGCATACATTAACCAAACATATCCTAACTTTCAATACAATCAATCAATATGTGAAAGAGACATGGGTTATATTGTTGAAGGACTTGCAATTGATATTGAAAATGGTCTTAATGCAAACTTCCAAGCAATCCAAGTAGGTAAAAGATATTACAGTTCTGTATCAGGACAAATTGCAAGAACTACACAGTTAAGTGAAACACTTGCAGGTATTAACTATGGTAAAACAATTATTAATATTATTTTACAGAATGGTACTGTAACACCTGTAAGAAATGACGACGGTATTACACAAGTAATTAATGTTGCACAAGTAGTTTCATCAACTGTAAGAAATGCTGTTCTTGCTAAAATTGATGTTTCAACAAACATTATTCAAAACGGTTTAGGTACACTTGACACTACAACATTAATTGAAGGTTCAACTGTATCACTTGTAGTTGCAAACGGTGGCGCAGGTTATGTTGATCAAGGTGCTCCAAACAATGTTGACATTTTACCAGGAAAAATTTTACGTGGTAAAACATCAGGTGCATTAGGTAGAATTGTAAAATACACAAGAGGCGCAAATGAAGACACAATTAGATTATTCTTAATTGAACCAAAAACATTTGTTGCTGGTGAAGAATACGAATATGGAAACTTTACAAATACTACACAAATTTGTATTCATGTTGAATCAGGAATTTTCTATGAGGATTTTCCAATTAAACTTCCTGCAAACTGTTCTATCAAAGGTACAGACTTTAGACGTTGTCAAATTAGACCTAAGAAAAGAGCATCGCAATCTAAATGGATTAACACATACTTCTACCGTGATTCAAACTTTGATGGCTTAGAACTATTATCAACGAACAATCCTAACGCTGTTGAGATTCTTAAGCAAAACAAAGAATTCGTAAAAGACGAAACCATTGCTTATATTACAGATCAAATTGCAAACGCAACTCCAGGAAGCATTTGGGAAAACTTTACATACAACGAAGCCAAGTGTGAAAGAGATGTAGGAATCATTCTTGATGGTATTGCCCACGATCTAAAATACGGTGGTAATGCTAAGACTTATGAGAATGCCGCAAAATATTATATTGGAACACAAAGTTTAATTAATGGTCAAGAAGCACAAACTGCGGCCGCGAATGCATTTACAAGAGATCTTGTAACTGTTTCAATTTTACCGCAGGCTTCATATACACCGTTACAATCAATTACAACGCAAATAACAGGTTTATCAGCAACTGAGGCAGGAACTACTACAACTGTAACAACGTTAATGAACTATATCATTGATGTTATAACAAATGGTCTTGCAAACTTACCTGACTTACAAGATCCACGTTATGGATATCATTACACTGTTGATCCTTCAAAACCTGCTAACCAAGGTTTAGATGGAGCAAGTAACCCAGGTGAATTTCCAAATGCATCAGAACTAATTCAATTAAACAAAGAATTTATTGTTGAAGAAACTATTGCATACATCAACGCAACTTATCCTTCATTAGTTTACAACGAATCAAAATGTAGACGTGATACCGGATTAATTGTTGACGGGTTGGTTGCAGATTTAGTTATTGGTGGTAGAATGAGTTCATTGGCAAACCAAGCGGCATACTACGCTGGTGCTGTTGTAGGACAAGAAACTGAAACTGCTGATGCAATTAATTATATTAAAACTATTGGTGCGGTAGTATTGGCAAAAACACCTTTTGGTGCAAGTAGACAAGGTGTAGTTGCTCAGAACACAACAGCAAGTGCAGTAGCAGAATCAAACGCATTAACAAACCACAATGCCTTAATTGACTGTGTTAAGTTTGCTTTTGATTCAGACTTTAATCCACCTAAGAACAACGATCAAATTGACGTATTCATGATGAATGATTCAAACAGAATCATGAACGTAACAATGCAAGGTCATGGTGGATTTGCTCAAGTACTTGATCCAGATGGACAGATTCTAATTAAATCACCATACGTACAGGTTTGTGGATCGTTTAGTAGATCACAAAACAAACAAGTATTCGCAGGTGGTATGTATATTGATAACTTTGTATCAAACTTAACAATGACAGTTATCAGTAAAGATGATCCTTTTACGCTTAACGTATCAAGTGGTGTTGGAAGTGGATTAAGACAACGTCGACCTGAAACACCTTGTCCGTTCTATATTCAAGGTATACGTTATCAAGTTGATGCTGTTACAAATTATGACCAGGCGGCTGGTACTGCAACACTTTTCCTAAACCCAACATCAGGTGACGGTGCTGGATTTACTTTTGCAGACTTTACAGACATTGTATTACAATCCGCTGGTAACACATCAATGTTAGCAAACGACTATACACAGGTTAACGATTTAGGTTATGGTATTGTTGTTAACAATGGTGCATTAACAGAACAAGTTTCAACATTCACATATTACTGTCATGCGGCATATATGGCAAACAATGGTTCGCAGATTAGATCACTAAACGGTTCTAACTCAAATGGTAACTATGGTTTGGTTGCGGCAGGTTCAGATCCAAACGAAGTTATCGACCAGATTACATTGGTTGAACCAATGGTTCAAAATGCTCGTGTTTATGATGACGGTGTTGCTATTATCAACGAAGCGGCTAAGAATATTGTTTACGTTTATGATGTAGATTATATTCCAACTAACATTTCAGAACTTGAAATTGATCACGGTGGTGCAATAGGTATTATTAGATATGAAGTTGCAAGTATTCAGAATACTACAGAAACACCTGTGGCAGGCGCTTCAAGAAATGGTACTATTTACAAACTTAACATTACAGGTAATGAAGGTTTAGCGACGGCACTAACTAACAATCAGAAAGTTACAATTAGACAGTTACAAAACTTTGTATTTGATGATCTAAAGAGTGTTGCAGTTATTAGACCATCAACTGCTATTGTGTTTGACGAACAAGATGATTACACATACAGAACTATTGCGTTTAATGGTACTGATGCAGTTGGTAATGCTCTTCCAGGTGCTAACCAACAGTTAATTACATTTGACTCAAACTACGATTACATTAGAGTGATTGTAAATCAAGATGAAGTTGCTAATAATACACACGCTGGTTCAGGCACTACTATGGGTGCTACGGCAGGTGATACTGTTATTGCTGTTACAAAATTAACTGAACAATCAGAAATTAATAGACTTAACAATGGTGATATGATTTTTGGTTGGGATGGTAAAACTCACAGAATTCTAAGTTATGCAGATAGAG